AGCCATTCCATGGTCAACCGATGCACTGTTGGTTGCACCGGCTGAGTTGTACTAATACAGGCTATCTGGTCTCCTACAGAAACACGTACCAATCCATCATCAGTTGGTTCAACAACTGGATCTGGGATATAAACGTACCCTTTAGCGCCAAGTACTTGCTGGGACTTCGACAGGTTCTCCGAGGCCAAGTGTTGAATGGTGTCGATACAGGTTGTATAGCCCGGTATACGTACCAGTGAAAGGGTGGTCTTTGCGGTCCCGGCCGTCTGCGAGATACCAACGCTCCATCGCTTCCATGCGTGTTGTGCAGTCAGCGATGTTTTCTGCCCCGTAGGTCATGTAGACACTATTTCCCAGTTGAATATACCCAATAAAAAAGCCACCGGCATAAACCAGTGGCCCGATTCCGAATGTCAACGACTATACACCACACCGCGATAGGTGAGCTTCTTGGTGATTGCGGATTGAGCAGTTTTCAGCGATTGCTTCTTCTGCTGTTGCCGCTTAACCAATTCCAAAACGTTCATGGTTCGGTAACAACAACTACATAATCAATCTACTACAGGGTGGTGTTCGCCCTGTTACCGGTGGTGCCCATCGAACCACTTGTCACTTCTACGTCTTGTACTTTTTCCGGGTCTGCGTTGCTTTGGCACCTTTGCTGAGTTGTCGGGTTTTCTACTGGTGAGGTGCCAGCCTTTTCCTTTGGGGCACATATATACCCAAAGGCGTTTTCCTCTTGTTTTTGCGCTGTGCCGGGCTGAATTTTTTGCCTCTGCCTCTGAGGCAAAGGACAACTTGCTGCAATACGGGCACTCATCTGGAAGGCCCAGCTTTTCGACATGTTGCTCAAATTGCTCAAGAGGTACCCACATAAAAACCTGTAATAGACAACAAAACCCCTAACCGAAGCCAGGGGTTCTGAAGCTCGTTAACGGAACGTGCAACCGTTAAACAGATGCCACACGTGATGACCAGCCGGTGATGAAGCGGATGGATGTGTGATCACTGGGCCTGCGTCCGTCCGCAGGGCTAGTGGTAATGGCGTCACAAGGGCACGAAGTCCGCCGCAACAAAATTACCTGGGAACAATACCATCAATCTCGCTTGTGGGGATGCCCGCCAGTGAGTAGTCGGCCGATGTCGTAACCGTTGTCGCAGGCAGCGCTCCAGGCAGCATCGATGGCTTTCTGGGTGTCCTTCTTGCGGGGCACAGGGCGCAGGCCATACATGTCGGGTGAGATGGTGGCCGCCTTAGTCAAGATGAAGTCCCAGCAGAGCAGGTCGCTGTAATCTTCCAGTTGGCTGATCTCGTCCAGCTCTTTCTGCAGACCTTTTTGGGTCATGCTCAGAGTCTGAACTTTGCCCAAGTCGTAGTTGTAAATGGGCACGGAGATTGCAAACTTGACTGGCTCAAAGCTGCCGTCATCTTTCTTGCGGCGCTCATAGTTCGGACCCATCTCTGCTTCGATGTCAGAGGGGCTGGGTTCATCAGCGAAGCGGAAAGGTTTTCCGTTGCCGTCTTTGTCTTCGCCCCAGCACTCGAAGTAGCAGAGCGGTTCTTCTGCGAGAAGTGCGAAACGGATTTGGCCGTCAGCTTTGACTTTGCCGGGCGTCATGTAGTCGTCGTTTTTGCCACCGCCTGACGCGCCTTTGTATTGCTTGGGAATGAATGACATGCGAGTGAAGATGCTGCGGGCTATGCCCAATGCCTACGCATCCTAGTACTGCTTTCAAGATTGACAATCTCCGTAGAATAAAAAAAGTCCCCAGTGCCGGTAAGGGCTCTAGGGACTAAGTACGAGTCTCGGATGAGATTCGTGCTGTTCTTCTATAGGAGTTTAACAAATGACAAAGCTGAGCGGCTTTGTGCGCACACTTCCTGCAAATTGGGCTACTTGCCCGATCTATGCGCAGGGTGTCGAACTGCCAAAAGGTGGCAAAGCCTGCGGTAAATCGCCGCTGGGTAAAACCCATCACGAAAATTGGTCGCCAGAAGAAACCGCGCTGCACATTGAGAAGCACCCGGAAACCTTCAAAGCAGCTGGGGTGTTCACCGGACCACGCAGTGGCGGCTTGGTGATCCTCGATGTCGACCTGAATCTGAGCACAGTCAAAAAGAAGTGGGGTGATGACCTTGACTCCACTGTCGTCATTGAGTCGCCGAAAAAGAATGCGGCAAAATACTTATTTGTAGTACCTAGGGAGCATTGGGGTGAGGTCGATGGCCTCAGCCTTAGCGCCAGTGGTGAAGGTTGGGAGGTGCTGTGGGGCCGTCAGGGGCTCGTAGGCGGCGCTTACTGGTCTGGTGGTGAATATGTGCTGAAGGGCGACGTCAACAACGTCCCAGAGGCACCGGGCTGGCTTCTAGCCCACATGAAGGATTCCTTCCGTAAGAAGCAGAACCCTGAAGAGGGCGGCAAGCGTGACACGCGCTGGGCCATGCGCTCTAAGGAAGAACTCGTTGCGATTATTGAGAACTGCCTGAGCGTTATCCAGCCGCAAGGCCGGGGCAGTGAAGACCAGTGGTGGCGCATCGGTTGCATGATTCACTCCGAGCTGCCTGGAGAGGAGGGTCTCAACCTTTGGCGTGAGTGGTCGTTGCGGGATGAGGAGTACAGCGACGACTGGAAAAACGGCGGCGATCCTTGTGGCGCACGCTGGGAAGCTGGATTCAAGGCCAGCGGTGGCCTAGGCATCGGCAGCCTGATCAAGCTGGCGGACCACTACGACCCAGACCGCAAACGATTTCGCCAGAACCCTGCGGTCGAACAGACGATCAACGAGGTCAACCAGACGCCGATCTCGTACAAGCTGGCGACCCTTTCCTTTGAAGAAGTCATCGAAAAGGCGAAGTCCTACCTGGAGTTGGACAACCCTGCGGAGATGAACTTCAACTTGAACAACCTGGCTCTGCAGGCTGGTTATCGGGACCAGGTCGCCCTGGAAAAGCTCATCGTCGATCAGATCCAGTACGAAGGTGCTGAAGGGCTGATGACGATCCAGGAATTGGCCAAGCTTGACACCAGCAGAGAGTTTTTGATCCCCGACGTCCTGCCTCATCCGTCGGTGGTGTTGATCTACGGCGCTGGCGGCGACGGTAAGTCAATGTCTGCTTGGACTCTTGCCAAGCACGTTGCAACCGGTGCTCCCTTTGTTGTGCGGGGCAAGCACGTACCAGTGCAGCAAGGCCCTGTGTTGCTACTGAATGGCGACCAGCCCCTGGTGCAGCTCAAGGAGCAGCTCGAAGAGGTGGATTACCCGCTCGACTCCAACACCCACATTCAGACCGACTGGGCGCTCCAGCGCTATGCCCAGTTCGTCAAGTTGATGAATGACATCAAGCCGAAGCTGGTCGTTATTGACTCGCTTATTGGTTGCTCTGGTGGCCGGGCCTTCGACGAGAACAAGTCGGACTTCGCAACGCCGCTGTACTGGCTGACCAGGAACAACGGAGTGCTGTTCCCGGCAACCACGATCTTGGTTGTCCACCACGCCAACAAACAGGGCGGCTTTCGGGGCACCTCAGCTATCCGTGACGCCGTAGACGAGACCTGGGCGCTTAAGAAACCCTCCAAGGATCAGGTGGAGAAGGGCATCGCACCAGCTCACTCACGGCTTATCTGCATTGAGAAGAGCCGGTCAGGCCGCTCAGGCACTTCGCTGGTGATGCGGATGGAGGACGACCTCAGCTTCTCCATCTCCGACTTCACCCCTGAGGTTGATCAGAGCAACAGCGCACCAAGCAGCGTTACCGACCGAGTTCTGCAGCGGTTGCGAGTGATCTATCCACGGACAGCAACCAAGAGTGATCTGAATGGCGATCCGATCGTCGGAGGGAAAGTCGCGGCAATTCAGAAGTCGCTCCAGCGGTTGGTCAAACGCGGTCTCATCACGGAGATCAAAGTCAGTGCTGCTTCTGGTGACGCGCGATACCAAAACAAGACGTACCAGGCAGTTCTCGCGCGTGGAGAGGGAGGGGGAAGTGTCCACCCTAAGCAAACCCCTTCTGCTGGAACGGATCTGAGGGTGGACAGCCAGGGTGGACAGCTCAATGTGTCCACCCTTAATCCCAAACCGAGTCGCACTGAGACAATCCAGGGTGGACACCTATCCAAAATTGGTGGGGGTTGTCCACCCTCAGAACCTAGTGTTGGTGCGGAAAGTGCCCAGGGTGGACAGCCAGATCAATATCCCCGCGCGAGGGACGGGGAACGGACAAATGCCGAACTGAACGCTTCCAAGGATTCAGCTTGGAAAATGTGGGATTAAATCTCACCAGGGGCGAGGCGGTAAAACGTTTCGCCCTTACACTGGCCAAATCAATTTCTGATTACTTCCATTTTTTAAACAGATGGCATACGACATCGTCATTCCGGATTCCGTTCTCGACAAAGCAGATCGCATCACTCTTAAAGATCTTCTTAAATCAGCACCGTTCCAGTGCTTCATTGTCAGTGCACTGGGCAACAGCGTTCGCAACGCACATCTTTTTAACGAAGTCTCAGATGAGGCGGATGAGTTTCTGCAGTTTCGGATGCACCAACTCATGGGCTCTATCCCATACGAAACTCGCCGCGCCTGTTTTGACGAGGTGGGGCGTATCTTTCGGGAACAGAAAGAGAACCGTTACGAGCGTTGACCGTATCCGTCAGGCAGGAAACCTTCAGCAACCATCTTGTTAACGGTGTCCTGCTGACGCAGATAAAGCTGCATCAGCTTGATAGACATTTCCTGAAGCTCCTTGACATCCGAGCATTTTCCAATGTCCTGGCGGAAGCGCTGGAGTGCGAACTCACGATGTGTGTCCATCGGTCCAAAGCACTACTACATTTCCACTATGGCTCTGCCAAATAAGACTGGCCAAACTGGTGGCACGTCGGGTAGTCCCATGGATTTCACGACAATCACTTATTACACCGTCTCGAAAGCGGATGACATGCTTGCCCTGGTTCGCTACACGGCCTACGGCGAAGACGCAATGCCTATAGCTGTTTGCGAAGACTTTTACAAAGACACCGCAGAAGAGTTTTGCCGCATCGAAGAGGATGTGAAGACGGCTTTAGTGGCGGGTATCGACGTCTCAGTCATGAGCCATTATGAAGCCAACATATTTCCTGTAATCTCCGACTATTTAACTCTTTAGACTGCTATTGTACAGAGGCATTCGCTCGACCCATGAGCAACCTCGACATCATCACTCTCGACCACTACGAGCTGAAGCGTGAGCCGGTTGGCCGCGTCATCTACTTCGAAGCAACAGTTGCGGACATCGTTCAGGTGTCACCTGCAACGCGCTGGGATCCTGCTGAGTACGGCTCCGCTGCTTGCACAGGCGAGCTTCTTCTTGGTGACGACGAACCAACGCCTGAAAACTGCGATGAGTACATGCGCTACGCAGAACAGGTAGACACATGGCAGCCCATTACGGATCTCTACTAATGCCTATCAACATGGATGGTTACTACCACCGGGTTGTTTCGCGGTTTGACCAGTTCCCGTTCCAGGTGCAGGCCCTGCGTGAAGGCAAGTGGTGCGTCATCAGCTGCCACTCCACTGAAAAGGCTGCAACTAGGGGGCTGCATCAAATCCGAAAGTGCCGGCCCGGTGAACCTGAACTGTTTCGGATCGTGCCTCAAACGGATGTAGATGCTTACATCTGGGCTGACGTTAAAAACAAGTCCGCATGAAAGCCACTGAAGATCAGATGGTGTACTCACCGGCCCACTACACCAGGGGCCGGTTTGAAGCGATCGACGTCATCGAGGACGTCATTCGTGATGCACCAGATCCGATCTCTGGTATGCTACTCGGGAACACTCTTAAGTACTTGCTTAGAGTGTGGCTCAAAGCGGATCCGCACCAGGACGCCTCCAAAGCTCGTTGGTATCTCAACCGTCTTCTGGCCCATTTAGAGGCGGAAAAGGCCATCAAGCTTCACAAACAACTCCAGGACGAACCACCCATTTTCGATGATCCTTTGGGATGAACCGCTTTATCGCGTCAGTGAAAGATCTGCTTCATTTCGACAATTTTGCTCAGGAAAACGGTCTTCAAAAAATAATTTTCTGGGCTAGGACAGAAGCCGGCTGGTATCTCGACGATTCCGGCTGGTACGCCCCAGATGGCACTCATGAAAGTGAGTGGAAAGGTCTAACTCCAGAACAACAGCTTTTCTAAATGGCTTACACCACCTATTTCGGGATCGAGCACCTACCAAAGCTCGAAACAGCTTCAACTATCGCCTTTGACACTGAGACTTGTCAGCTTCAACCTGAAGTCGGCAAGCTCCGGTTGCTGCAGCTTGGCTCTGAAACACGAGAAACCATCGTTGTTATCGATGTTTGGCAGTTAGATGAGGATGGCTGGTCAACCCTGGATCGGTTTTTTGGCAACGGGCATCGCAACTGGTGGGCTCACAATGCTGTGTTTGACCTGGGCTGGTTGCAGCAGTACGGCATTGATCCAAAAGGCCGCGTTTACTGCACGATGCTGGCCAGCAAGCTTCTCAACAACGGCGTACCAAACTTGAAACATGGCTTAGCCCATCTAGCTAAGCGCTATCTCAAGCTCGAACTGTCTAAAGAAGAGCAGGCTTCTGATTGGAGCGCACCCACACTCACGACGTCCCAGCTCACCTATGCAGCGAAAGATGTCGAGGTGTTGCTGAAGCTCGAACCGAAGTTGTCGGGAATGCTGGCTACGGCAGGATTAGATCCTGCTTTCTCGCTGGAGTGCAAGGCGCTTCCGGCAATGGCTCAAATGTGGCGAACAGGCTTGCCCTGGAATCGCACCATGCTTGAAAACCTTCGCAAGGATTACGAACATGACATTGCTCAATTGGGCAAAGATTTCTTGCTCGAACTCGACGCAGCTCTCCCTGAAGAACATAAGTTGCCCCGAGACCTACCCCAGCGACTGGTCTATCTCAAGGACAAGGTCACGGAGATGGGGCATGATGACTCCGACTACAAGAAGTGGTACGCGGAGATCGAGGAACTTGAGACCCAGCCCACTGTATTTAATCTGAGGGCTAAGGACGAAGGCAAGATTCGGGACGGCACCAAAAAATATGCCGGCTTCAATCTAAACAGCCCTAAACAACTGCTTGCCAAGTTCACTGCTCTTTTAGGACACGAACCAATCGATGGAAAGACCGGAAAAGCTAGTGCTAGTCGGACTGCCCTACAAAATTACGCGGCGGACCACCATGTCATACAGACATATCTGGCATGGAAGAAGAGTGAAAAGCGCCGCCAAATGGTCGACACCATCCTCGGAAAACTCGACGACGATGGATTCGTACGCGCCAGCTATCTACAACTTGGAGCGGAAAGTGGGCGAATGTCCTGCATCAACCCCAACAACCAACAGATTCCGCGCGATGAAGTCTTTCGGTCCTGTGTTGAAGCTCCTGATGGCTACCTGCTTGTGGATGCAGATTTTGGTCAGATGGAACTTAGATTGGCTGCTGCGGTCGCGCAAGACGAAAGGATGACCAAGGCCTTCCAAAACGGGGAGGACTTGCATACGGTCACCGCAGAAGCCATCGGATGCTCTAGGCAGATTGCAAAGTCTGCAAACTTTGGTCTGCTGTATGGATCAGGTGCCAAAGGCTTGAGAAACTATGCCGGCGGCGTGGGCATCACGATGACGGAAGAGGAAGCTGGCAAGATCCGCAAACAGTGGCTTGATACGTACCAAGGCATTGCAAGGTGGCAGCAGAAAAACGGCGAAGCTTGCGGTCAAGGTGAAGACCGGTGGGGCGAAGTTCGTATTCCTGGGTCCAACATGCGCCGCTTTTTGATGGGTGAGATGGACCGGCTGACTGTGCGTTGCAACACGCCGATCCAAGGCGCAGGTGCTGCCATTCTTAAATGCGCTCTGGGCAATCTTTGGCCGGAACTAAAAAAAGTTGGTGAGCTTGAGGCCAGGATTGCAGCCTGCATCCATGACGAAATTTTGTTGCTCGTCAAAGAGGACAAGGCTCAAGAATGGGCTGACA